GTGATTTTAGCTTCAACATTAGCGTTGATTGCTTCTTTCAACTCAGCAGCTTTTTGTTCAACTTTTTCCATTTGTGTATTCTTGAATTAGACTATTTAATAATACTTCATACTCATCCTCCATCTCGGGATTAACCATGTCTTCTTCCATTTCTGGCTCTTCTACGATTTCCTCCTCGACTTCTGGTGCTTCTTCTTCCGTCTCTGGCATTTCCTCTTCCATCGGGTTTTCTTCTTCCTCAGTATCCTCTACTTCGATAGTTACCGTAACGGTAGCCTTATCTTCGGATGGCTCAGGAGTTTCAACTGATGCTTCTTTGAGTTCTGCTAGTTCTTTCTGAAGTTGCAAGAATTGAAGTTCTAGTTTTGCGAAAGTTTCATCGGTATATTTACCGTTCTTAATAGCCTTTAGGATATTATCCATCATTTGGCTAACTGTTTCAAAATTTTTCATACCTGTAATCGGAGTCATCTCGTTAGCTCCCCAACCTTGCAGTGAAGAACCTTCGTACAATTTAACCTCAGAGATTTCGTTGTAAGACCCCATGTTTTTTTGTTTAATTGTAACAAAGCCGATAGAATGTTCGGTAATCAAACCATCCTCTACCATCAATAAGAAGTCTCTTCCTAAAGTATGGCGACCAGCTTTACTTTCGTAGTATAGACCTTTCTGATCTTCCTGAAGCATTTGGATTTTACCTACCGCCTTAGTAGCATCATGGTCTAACAAGTGACGTACACGAGCAAAGTTCTCGTTGATAGTTTTAGTAAAGGCTCCTTTACGGATTACATCACCATCACTATCCATGTTATCGAACGATGAGAAGTAACCGGTAACGATACCCTTCTTAACGTCTACGTCAGCAATTCCTTGACTTAAGTTTTTGTATTGCAACATATCTTAATTGTTTTCGATTTCTTTTAGTTTGTTAATAGCCCACTGAACACCTTCAGTACCTCCCCAAGCGTCCCACATTAAACCACCGCAACCTTTATCGTAAGGTACATTAGCATGTTGTTGATGACGTTTAAAGCTAGCCATACGAGCGATAGTGTCTCTAGTTAATGGCTCACGATTAGCTAACTGATTAGCACGAGCTTTCCCTACAGGAGTACCGCAACTTCCCCAACCATTTTCTTCAGCATACTTCAAAGCACGCTTCGCATTGTCGCTAGCAGCTTGTGGGTAATCTGTATAGCTATCAGCTTTCTTATTTGGCTTCTTGGCGTACGCCTCAAGGAACCTCGTAACGAAAGACATTGCAAATGCATTCTCATTTCCTCTTAATCCCTGCTCTGCAAATACCTGAAGGCCTCTAGCAAATACTTCTTCTAGTTTGCCAACTGTTACTCTCTTGCCCGGGTTGTTCTTATTAAACTCTCTGGCCATAGACTCGAACTGAGCCAATGGTTTTTCATCTTCAGTAGGCTTATATCCTTTTTGAGATTCTGCAATTCTGATCGCTTGCTCAACTGGGTCGCTATTTACTTTGTCAATAGGCTGAACTTGGATAGAAACGTAAACTTTGTCCATGTTAGGATCTTCGCTTCTACCATAACCCATTTCCTCAAGTTTCTGATTAGGGGTTAACCACCAAGCTCTCTCTAAGTATTGTATTTGCTCTTTCTTGTCCTCTTGTAATTCAGGGAACACATCTAAATCAAAATCCAAGAAGTAGCGTTTGTTCTCAGACTTATTATAAGGCTCTACAAGCCACTTATTGAAGTCCGCCCTAGCTGATGTAAGCTCAGGTAGAATTGCGTCGCTTATAAGGGCTTTACGGGCCTCATACATGTTATTGTAAGTCTTGTTATCAGGGTCATTTAATAATGCCGAGTTGACACGATAGATATTACACAACTGACGAAGGTTCATCTTCATTGCCTCCATGATTTGAAGGTCAGCCGATGATAAGCCTAATTGCTGCCAACCGATCTTAGCTGAAGTAACGATAATGTTACCTGCGTTCTCAGGGCCACTATATTCTGCTTTGTATTTTCTTTGGATTTCTGCCGCTTGCTCAGGAGTCAGGTAGCTATCAGGGCTGTTATCGTACAAGATACCTTGAGCGCCTGTGTTCTGTAACATTTTAACACTTGCAGTCTGAGCATCGTTAGATTGTTGTAATACTCTTAAAGCAGCTCTTAGCGGAGATTGTCCATAAAGGTGTGAGCCTTCTACTGAGTAATCAGAGTTCCAGTATTTAGAGTGCATAACCTTTTCGGCCATGATTTCTTGGAAGTCGTAAGCAGTAGTGATGGTATAGCCTTTAACTGGGTCGTATTTACCGCCACTAACGATTCTAGTCAAGTGAGCAGGCAATACATAAAGCTGTTTGAATTTACCAGCATTAGGGCCAGTAACAGCACCTACACCATAGACATAAGAGTTACCGGTGATAAGTTTAAACCCTAAGTAATTATCCATGAACTCGTAGAAGCTCTGGAAGTCATTAGGGTTATGAAGGGTCTGGATGATAGGATGAGTCTCTTCAACCTCTACCAATGCCTTTTGTCTTAGATGGTTTGCCTCTGCGATGTCTTGAGGTTTGCTCATATTCGCAGTAAAGGACTTATATCTTTGGAAGGCTCTGTCGTCTACAATCTCATAGAGAATCGGAGCAGCAGTAGCAGCCTTTCTTGTAATAAGGTTTATAACCGAGTATACGTCTGCGTTGTACTGATAGCCCTTATCTACATAAGTTTGGAAGCTATCCTCTCCCATAACAGGGCCTTTAGCCAAGCTCATATTCAGCATTCTTGCTATCGCAGGGTCTATGCCTTTCTGAAGCGTAATCGGTTGTTGAGGTTTATTACCTCTTAAAAAGTCGAATAATCCCATTTAAATTACGTACCATTTACGTTCACTACCGTATTTAGTGAAGAACGCACATCTGATTGCATCTAAACAGTGGTTGTAGTTGTCGATAGGTACGTTAGTACTTTCTCCGTTAGCCATAATCCACTGATAGTTTTTCACCTCAGTTGCAATGTTCTTACTTCGCTTGGTGTAGAACACTTTGTATTCCTTTAGTTTATTTATACCCGCAAGGACTGATCCCTTTCCTTTTTTCTGCGGTTTAACATTAAATTTCAATTTTAAGTCAGCTATTGACTTAGGTTCTGCCGAATCAGCGTATATCTCCTCATACATCCCCACATCATTCTTCTTCAAGCTGTCGGCAATATCTTTGTTGGTCATCTTAGTAGCATAAAACAGCTCATCTAAGAAAATAGACTCCCCAATCTTTGTCATCCTCACACATGCAGTCGGGTCATTGGTAAAACCAAAGTCAAGCCCGTAAAACACATTATCCGTCTCTGGGAAAGCATCGCACTCCTGCCAATCAGGGTAAACCAAACTTTCCGTTGCTGGTCTTGGGTCTTGTTGATAAAGGGAGTTAAAGATAATGGGACTAGCCTCTCTAATCTTTTCTAATCTTTCCGCAGACTGACGAGCTTCCCATAGTGCTTCCCCAACTTCCCTCTTATCATACCAACGTCCATCGTCCTTTGATTCTCTCAAAGCAGGTAGAGTGATTGTATTCCAATCGTCATCTCGTTTACTTGCTCTGCCCAAAGGATCGTCATTATCCCAACGTGTTGCAATCAATAATTGCTTTCCGTTATTTTGTAATCGACTCTCTGCTACTGAAGTGTACCAATCCCAAACCGTCTCTCTCACATTTAGCGACTTTGCCTCACTATAATCCTTTATCAAGTCATCGCAAATCAATACATCAACGCTAAACCCAGTTAAAGAACCTCCTGTACCTACTGACTTTAAATATCCTCGCCTTCCTATCACTTCAAACATATCGTTGTTACGAATAGCTTCACCGCTTCTAGGCTTCGCCAGTTTAGTATCAGGGAATATCTTCTTATACTCAGGTGAGTCGATAATCTTCTGAACCTCTCTATTAAACCTTGATGCTAAGTCAGCCGTATAGGATGCGATAACAATTTTCAAGTCCGGATTAACACCAAGCAGGTAGGCGGGATATAACTGTGTCGCTAGTGTGGACTTCCCATGTTGGGGTGGCATAGAGATCATTAGCTTCTTACTATCGTCATCTCTATACAGCTTCATTAGCGATTCCATTATGTACGCATGAAACCACGTAGCATCGAAGTCTTTTTTAATAAACCTTACAAAGAACGCAAAATCGTTTCTAGCTAAATCAATAGCGGCCGATTCTAATAAATCTTTAGTTACCTTCATCTAACACACTCCCTGTTAAGTACCTCTCGGCTAACTGACGCTTCAACTCCTCATCCATGTCACTTACGTCAACTTTAGTAGTTTGTGTGGCTTGTATTTCTACATTTTGCTTATCCGACCAACCGTAGTGGTTTTTTAGGGCAAATATCGCCATAGTCGCATTAGCTTGGTTTTTTAACGCCGATTCAAAGATCCTATTCTCGAACCGTTGTTTAATGTATTCTATTCTCTCAAGTTCGTATTCCAACTCGCGTCGTTTACATACCTGCTTTAATGATTCCCATTTACTAGTAGTCATACCAGCAAGCTCAAGAGCCGTTCCAAAGGTCATTACCGATGGATCTTCTGTTATCGCTTCTACTTGGTCGATACGGATGTTGATCTCTTCCTCACTCAGAAGCTCAGGCTTCATCGGAATTAATCTAGTCCTATCATATTTAGTTAACGCCTTTGGGTCGTCTAACATATATTATGCTTTAAATACCTTTGAATCTAGTTCCGCTAATGCAGTAGCTAAAGTCCAAGGGCCTGCAGTCCCATTAATCGTACCAATATCTGCTACCGCAAACGTGATGTTATAATCACCGTCCCTAACATTGATATGGGTTCCTGCATCGTTATGAGTCATAACACCATAAAAATACCCCATAAGGTAAATATTCGGTTTACCAGTTTCGGTAATTAAGATATTACCATGGGCTTGTTTTAAAAAGTTTATCGCCATAACGGAAGCTAATATACGAATTATTTTCGTAAAAAGCAAATTTCTTGAAAAATAGTTACACAATCCGAATAAAGCATCGATGATTTGCAGATAGGTTAAGTATTTATCAACAACACTTGCATATGTCAGGAATTTTACTTATATTAGCCAATATTATTCAGGACGACGTGGCTTAAGTCGAGGAAGAGCTACACTTTAACCGGAAGCGGTTATTGGATCGAGCAATTAGCTGTTTGTATCGACAGCAAGAAGTTATCTTTGTTTTTCTTTCTTTTCTTCTTTTTGGGGGCTTTTTCTTCTTTTCTTTCTCTTTGAGATTTCTTTTTCTTTTTTCTTGACTACTTCTTTTTTCTTTTTCTATTCTGTCTACTTAAAAACTATATCTATGGGCGACCGTAGACGACGTATGTCGGTGAGGGCGACTTAATGAGTTACCTACAAGTAGTGTTATCTATTTGCAAGTTATCGATTTCCTGTAGCTATATTTTTTACCCTATCTAATTTCCGATCACTATCTGCTTTCTTAAAACAAGTACCCATCTATTTTTTGATTATTGGTATAAGTTTTAACTAATGTAGTGTATTTTACTGCTGGGTTGTATGATTATTCCCAATAAAGGAAAGAGAAAACTTTTTGCTAAAGATTTCATATTTTTAACCATCAGTTAAGCCCTGAATGCCTGATTTCACGCGTAAACAAATGTAATAGCAACAGCAGGGCCCGAGTCACCCTATTGCGTCTTAGTTACTAAATCTAACTTAAACGAAAGCGGTTGAACTGATCAGTTTCAAGCTCAAAACCAAACACAACATAAATACTTTTTTCTATTTCGTGACATTTCTATGACAATTCATAATGTTTAACTTATTAAATTAGTGTTGTATTAAGAGAGAAACAACCAAGAGAGATACTCAAACCATACAATTAACCTAAAAACCACAATCATGAAAACAGCTATTTTAGTATTATTTGCAGTTATTTTAATCAAAGCAATTATTATAACTTACTACGTAAACAAGAGATAAAGCTTTTAAATTTACATTTTTAACTTACTAACTAATCAATAACTAAATTAAATAAGATCATGAATTTCAACGACGTATTAACATTATTAGGCTTTGCGATCTTTTCGATCGCGTTACCTTTATTCGCTGCAGGCCTTATTCACTATATCGCAGAACGTGCAAAAAAACTTAAGTAATCATTAACCACAATTAAAACCAAAACCATGAAATTAAATTTAATCAGCAACGGTACTACCAACGCGAAAACAGTAAAAAATGAAGCTGAAACGTATATTTTATATTTGTCACCGTATAATCTTAACGATACCGGTAAAAATGTTTGTCCTTTTGCAACAAAGGGTTGCGCTGCAGCTTGTTTAAATAGCGCCGGACGTGGTAAATTTAGCAATGTACAATTAGCGCGCCGACGTAAAACAAATTTATTTTTCGATAATCCGCATGAATTTTTTAGGCTTTTGATAGACGATCTAGCAAAGATCAATAATAAGGCCGTAAAAGAAAATAAGCTTATTTATATCAGGCTTAACGGCACGTCGGATTTAGATTTTGATCGTTTAATGATGCGTCATTTTGGTGTAGGCTTTACTAGCTTTGGATCTTTACGTTTTTACGATTATACAAAAGACAAAAATAAAGCTTTGCGCTTTGCTAATGACAGTCATCACGACGTTTATCGCGTTACTTATTCTAGATCGGAAAAAGATAGTGATATGGATATTAAAATACTTTTATCAGCGGGCGTTAATGTAGCTGCAGTATTTGCCAGCGAATTGCCCGATACTTATCTAGGATATCCGGTTATAAACGGCGATTTAACCGATTTACGTTTTAATGATCAAATTGGCGTAATTGTAGGATTAAAAGCCAAAGGCGAAGCTAAAAAAGATTGCAGCGGCTTTGTAATACAAAATTAATTGATCGGGCCATATGGCCCTTTCTTTTTTCCCGTTTCAGGTGAACAGTAGACGTGGATCGTTACCACGTACGGGATCTAAACTAAAATAAGCCGATATAACGGCCTAAAATTGTTCATTGATATAATATACCTGAATTGAATTAAGATAGCTTATAAGGCTTTAAAATAGCTTTGATCGGATTGACGCAAAATAAGGCCGTATAAACGACGATAATTTACAAAGGTATATTTATACTAATTATAAAAGATAATTCAATAGACGGCTTTAAAATGATTAATATAGGAAAATATAGCCTAATGATACCGAAAACAAATAAAACGATTCAAGCCAAAGCCAAAGCGGCCAAAGCTGACACTGACTATGTGATTTCTGAGGCCCTATGTGATTTCCGGAGCCTATGTGATTTCTGGAGGCTATCTATTTTCTCATAACCTATGTAATTTCTGACAATTCTATGACAAATAATAATAAATAATTTTTGGATATATAAACTTTTACTTATCTTTACATTAATAAATCAAAAAACCATGACAACTTTTAAAGAACACATCAAGAAAGAAGACCTATCCGTAATGGAAGAACTTCTGCATCAAGCTAACTACAAAATCTCCGATCTGGAGGCAATTTGTCGCGCTGAAGTGTATGGCTGGGACGTAGAACTCGAGGTATACCCTCCGGGCGAGTCTTACCCATCTTATTTCCGAGTACACTACTATCTATTTTCTGAATACGTAGAAGAATGGTATGAAGCTAACAATATTGCTGAATGGCTTAAGGATGAGTGGATGCCGCCACATGATAGAGATGGCCTTAAAGAGATTGGCGCAATGTATTGGTATCAGAACCTCGCTTCGGATAAGGAGGAGATAGAGGTAACCAACTACGTAATTAACCGATTATTTAACCTAGTATTTTAATGAAAGCATTTGCAGTAACAGGGGAACTCCATGGGATTATCGCATTTGCAGATAATAAAGAAGAAGCAATAGAGATGTTCTCATCTAGATTCCCAGAAGAAAGAATATTAATAGTAAAAGACATATCAGATTACAACTTAGAAAATTTATAAAACCATGACAACAACAGAAGCAAAAACCAAGCGCCACCAATACGTGGCAAGGTTTATCAAACAAGACAAAACAACTAGACTTATCCGATTCAGAACCGATGTAGTATCTGAAGGCGATGGTAAATTGGCTTACGATCCAAAGGAGAAAGGTCTAAAATTAGTATGGGATTGTGACGCTAAGGGCTGGAGGATGATTAACATCTATACCGTTTATGAATTAACAATTAAGGGTAAAACCTATTTGAACGACAAGGCTTTAGAGCAAATCGTAAAACTTTAACAATTAGCAAAACCAATTACAGCAATTAACATGAAAACTTTAACAGACGTATTTTTTGGAGGCATATCCCCCTTAGATCAATTAACAGGAATTATTGAACAATCAGGACTAAACACAATGACACAACAAGAATTAGACATTAAACAATTAGAGGATCAAGGATTCACTAATATAGAAGAAGATGCCAAAGAGGGCTACTGGTTTGAGTCAGATGGCTATACTTATTACGTAGATGCCCCTTATGATGACGCTTTAAATACTTTAGCTATGGCAGAACTTTATTCTCCTTGCTGCGGTGAATATGTAGACCAAGACTGGATGATTTGCCCAAACTGTAAAGAACACGTATAATTAAAACTCAAGACAATGGAAAAAGTAATTGAAAACTTAGTAGACATCGTAGAGATGCACTCAGAGAGAATCGATATTGTATCAAGAAGGGTAGATATACTAAACGATGTTAACCAGATGCGTAAGAATACAATCGACGCGCTAATCGAGCGAATGGAAAAGCTAGAAGCCAGAGTTAAAGAATTAGAGAATGGAAATAGGTAATCTAGTATTGTGCCACTGCGCTTACGAAAAATATCAGGATAACTTCGATTTTGATGTACAGATACCCGTCCCCGGTAAAATTTATACAATCCGGAAGGTAATAACACTAGGATCGTTTAAAGGCCTGTTATTTGAAGAGATAATTAATGAACAAGTAGACACATTAGAGTTTGGCCAGATGGAACTGCAATTCGAAGCAACTTGCTTTAGCGTGGTGAAAGAGGCTGACCTATCAGAAATTAAGCAATTACTAAAATGAATGTACAAGTTAGAGGCTTTAGGAAGCCGAACAGATCAATGAAATTAATAGTAGACAAATCAATTACACCAAGAGAACAAGCCGAGATTAAGTATCGCAAGCTATATGAGCAGACGATGATTAGAAAGTCGGAGAAATTAGAGAATATTAAAAGAGATTATTTACAAGAGTTAAAACAATTTATCAAACAAGCATTATGAAGATTACAGTCGAACAAGGCGAAAGAATTAGGCGATCGCTGGCTAAGATGAAAGTCCTAAACCGATTAATAGAATTTGAATACTTCATGGAGATGCCCGACATAGCTAAATCTAGCCTAGTCCGCAATCATGTAGCTAAACTCAGGACATCAATCGACCAAATCAGAGTTAACTTAAATCATGTAGTTAAAACGAGCGAACAAGAGGTATTAGATGAGTTTTGCGCAGAACTTTTAGATACGATAGAGGTTTTATGCCAAATGGATTTAGAGTCGCTTAAATCGTTTAATAATGACATGAGATTATTTTTGGAAGAACAATACAAGGAGGTACAAGATGAAGCTAAGTGATTACAGAAAGAACAGGAATTTGAGTCAGCAGGAAGTTGCTGATAGGATGGGCGTAACACAAGCATTCGTATCAATAATCGAATCAAACAACAATCCAACAATTAAAACACTAAGGAATTATTTTAACGCAATGGGCTACACGCTTTCAATAGAACCGAAGTTCGAGGGCTATAAGTCCATACTAAAAAAGAAAGATCATGTATAATCCAGAAACAGTAGATTTCGATCAGTGGCTGTATGCTAACTGGTGGAAGCAAAAATCAGAATCCATGTTTTATAACCTAGAGACTCAAGAGGAAATTTCTTATGAGGACCTTTATAAGATCTGGAAGAAACACCAACCTAAAACAATTTGGTTTAACCTGTATTATACCGAGCAGGAAGGCTACTATGTCCGTCAAGTTTTCGAGGATAAGATGGGAGCTGACTTCGAGGCTGCAGGCGTAGACTCATTTATTAAAACAATTAACCTAGCAATATGAGATTGGTTTTTAAGAGGAATGGACAAGTAGTCCTCGAAACAGAAAAACGTAAATTAAAATTTAAAAAAGAAGCACGTATGAAAATCAAATTGACATCAAAACGAGAACTCCACGCTTATTTCAACATAGGCCCGGATTCATTTATCAACTGGTTCTATTTTCGATTAAATACCAACAAAAGTATCAAGAAATTTGGCTTTACAATCGAAATAGATTTGCTAAAACTTATAAATATTAGTATATTTACTATCGACAAGGATGATCCACATTTATTCATCTAATAATTATCAACAAACTTAACTAAAAATTAAAAAATGACAGAGTTAATTAAAAAGATGGTTGCAATCCAGTCAGAACTGAAAGCACCAAAGAACCAAGTCAATTCCTTCGGGAAGTACAAGTATCGCTCCTGTGAGGATATTATCGAGGCAGTTAAGCCGTTATTAGCCAAGCACAACGTGTATATGCTGATTTCCGATGAGATTGTAGAAGTTGGAGGTAAGAACTACGTAAAGGCAGAGGCCACAATTTACGACGGTGAAAACAAAATCTCAGCTTCAGCAGTTGCTCGTGAGTCAATCGACAAAAAGGGAATGGATGATGCGCAGCAAACCGGTGCGACAAGCAGTTATGCTCGAAAATATGCGCTCAATGGCCTTTTCGGTATCGACGATACAAAAGACGCAGATGCAACAAACACTCATGGCAAAGAAGCTACGCCAGTAAATAGCTTTAAACCTTCATCAAGTTTCTTATAATGGAAGAATCACAAGTAACAGTATCGACAAAAACATTTGATCCAGTTCAATACGAAATTAATTGGGATAATGTTAAAACAGTAGCTGACTTAAAAGCTATCTTAAATTCATTAGAGATCATGTTTACAATCCCGGCAGAGGTAGCCCCACCTAAACAAAAGCTACTTCACGAAAAAGGGATCCTGAGAGTTAAGCAATAATGAAAACTGATCATTTAGTGTCATGGGTGTTGATCATCAGCACCTTCCTGATTGGGGGCAAGGCTCTCGGCTTAATTGACATCACTTGGACTATTGCTTTTGCTCCGGTGGCTACGCTAATGATAGTATCTTTAGTTATATTTGTAATTAGCTTTATATTTATGTATAAGGCTATCACTAAAAGGATCAACGACGATGGCGATAGAACACAAGAGTGACGAATGGTATAAAGTCAGAAGCGGAAAGTTTACTCCTAGCGAGTTGCACAAGCTAATGACCGAACCTAAAAGCAAAGCGGATATTCTATCAGTAGGAGCGATAACCTACATCAAAGAAAAGATAGCAGAAACCTTAATCGAGAACCTGCCAAATGAAAATGAATTTACAAATGCTGCGACAGCTTGGGGAAACTCTTACGAGGATGAAGCAATATCTTTGTTCGCTGACCTATCAGATACGGAGATTATCAAGCCCGGGTTTATTGAGCAGAATGACTACTTTGGTGGAACTCCTGATGGTATTGCTGCAGATGGTTCTTTTGGTATTGAGGTTAAGTGTCCTTATAACGCTACTATCCACTTGGATAATCTTATTCTCGATCCTTTGGATTTCCCAAAAGTTCGTAAAGAGTATTATTACCAAATTCAAGGCTATGCGTTATTGACAGGAATCGAAGATTGGTATTTTATCAGCTACGATCCCCGACAGCAAGATCCGTTTAAGATGAGGTATATCGTAATTAAGCGAGATAAAGAAGTCCAAAAGCGAATCATTGAAAAGCTTAAAATAGCAAATGAATACAAACAAAAATTAATAAACAATCTAAAACAATTAAAATGAGTACAGAAAAACAAACCCAGTACTGTGGTTCAGCTCAAGAAATGGGCGACACCTTATTAATCGACTTGAACGTAAATCAGTTAAGAGAAATCTTATCAAACCCAGATAATGCTCAGTTTAGAAGAGAGTTCACTACCAAAGACGGTAAGACTCAAGAGGTTATTAAATTGAAAGCTGTTAAACGTAAGGAGATGCAAGGCTATTCAACCCATTTCCTATGCTTAAATGACTATGTTAGAGGCGAGAAAAAAGAAGAAAAAGATCTCCCTTTCTAAAGTTAAGTTTGCTGACGATTATCGTTGGGACTTAGCTTTTGAAGCCATAAAGGAATTAACAGGAGTTAGCCCGAACGCCATTAGAAGGTCTAGTAGGGTTACTCCACTTCCTGCGGCTAGGATGATGCTTGCTTATATCATGTATAAAGAGCTTGGCATGAGTCCAGCCTATATTGGCCACCAGATGAATAAAGATCGAACTACTGCTTATGCTGAAGTGAAGGCACTAGAGGAGTATAAGCTAGAAGATCCTTATAAAAGCTATTACGAAGCATTTAACGAGCTATTTTACAAAAAATTAAGAGACTTAGGTTACTGCTGTCCTTGCTGTGGAGCTTTAGAGCCATTAGTTAAAGGAGACAGGCCATTAAAACCAAATAAACAATGAGAGCCAGACTATTAAATGAAACAAGTGACCATGGAGAACCACAGATAGAAATATACTTCGGAGATGGCCATAAAAATGAAATAATAACCCTTACAGAAAAAGGAGACTTTGAACTTAGTGATAGAGAACTATCTTATAGGAAGATAACAAGAGAACAATTAGAAAAAGACGAAGACAGTTGGATTTATTATCAAGATAGAAAGTATGAGTCTCAAACAATGTACGAAAGAGCTTTAAAATTAGTAGAAAAAATTAACAGTTAAAACCAAATAGAAATGATACACAATCCAAAACCAGTAGACATAGAACTATTAAAAGATACTTGCTGTAAAGTATTTGAGGTAAACATCGACGACCTATTAAGCTCATCTAGAAAGCGTCACATCATGGATGCAAGGCGAGCATTCTTCTACATTCTTAGAACCGAATACGGCTATAGCGAGCTAGGTATATCACGTGTTACCGGCAACTCCAGAGATCACTCTACAATAATCCATTCAAATGTAACTACGGCTGACTTGTTAGATGCGGATTATATCTTTGCGGCTAAATACAAACTGCTTTATGAGAACTTTACCTTACGTCAATACGTAAAGCCCATGCCACCAAAGCCTAAGACCTACAACATGAAAGTAAAGCCAATCTACAACTTTTATACCGATGATATGCTGGCTAAGTCTAAGCTAAAGATGAAGTATAGGATTAAGCTTCTTTCTGATGGCTATAAAAAGACCGTAATTGATTTTATGGAGCAGTATGGGAATATGACGGCTTGTCAAGCTAAATTTTCTATATCAAGAGATCTGGTTAAGGCTATAATAATGGATATGTCAAAATGAGCGGATATTTTTATACAATGCCTGCTACAATTTTCTACGATAGGAAGCTTTCTGCGAACGCTAAACTTATCGCTTGTATCATTGCAAATTTCTGCGATAAATACGGAGTTTGTACGGTTACAAATAAGCGATTAGGGGATGTTTTAGGTAAGTCAGATCGTAGTCTTTCTAGGCTTATTTCTGAGCTAAATGAAGCGGGTTATATCGACGTAAAAGTAGATATTTTAGACTCAAATAAAAGGACAATTACCCTCACGACAAAAATGTCTATACCTCACGACAAAAATGACGTGACCTCACGACAAAAATGTCTACATAATAATACTATAGATAATAATACTAAAAATAATATAGTCGAGGAGGTTTTGAGTTATCTAAATCAGGCTACAGATTCTTACTTCAAGAAGACAAATCAAACGAGCATAAAGTTTATCAATGGAAGATTCTCGGAGGGCTATACAATAGAAGATTTCAAATCGGTGATAGATACAATGATCGAGAAGTGGAAAGGAACGGATTACGAGCAGTATTTGAGACCATCAACTTTATTCCGTCCTGATAATTTCGAGAAATATCTTAACTTTGCTAAACGACCTAAAGAACAAAAACCAAAAATAAAAGCATAATGACCAGACTACAACCACACAATATCGAAATAGAGGAACAAGTGCTAGGACTAATCCTAAACAATCCTAAGTCATTTGTAACCGCCATAAACATCATAAACGCTAATTGCTTTTACAAAAATGAACACCAGACTATATTTAACGCTTTTACTAGCCTGTATTCTCAAAGCAAACCAATCGATTTAATCTCGGTAACTACTTACCTAAGAAACACTCACAATCTAGAGTCTATCGGAGGCAACTTCTTCCTGATGGAGTTAATGGAGCGATCAGGATCTTATTCTTCATTCGAGTTCTTCTGCCATACGCTACTTGAATTAAACGAGCGTAGAGAAGGAATTGAGAAGTCATCAAAGCTAATTAACAGCCTATACGACCTATCTACCGATTTAGACGAAAATATGGTAATCGCAAATGAGGTAGTTTTAAGCCTCTCTAACGAAGTTTCTAATATTGGTGGTGTCCAACTATCAACTGCGCTACTTGAGATGATTAGAGAGCAGGAAAATGAGCTTAAAGGAGAATTCTCAGGTTGCAAGAGCAGATACACTGATTTAGATCGCGTAATTGTAGGCTTTAAGAACCAGCAGGTTGCAGTATTAGCCGGTAGACCGGGCATGGGCAAGACCACGTTTGGAATTAATATTGCCTATAGGCTTGCAAAGTACGATAAGACACCGGTTGGTTTTTTTAGCTTAGAGATGAGTAGCGTAGAGCTTACTAAGAAGTTTGCTGCTATAGAATCCCAGATATGTAATTCCCGGATGACCATGTTACCAGAGAAGCAGGTGCTTGATTACTTTAAAGCTATTCAGTCCGTAGGGGACCTTCCGATCTTTATTGACGACAAGCCGGGTGCTACGATCGATGAGATCAGGGCTAGAGCAATTACAATGAAGCGTAAACATGACGTAAAGCTGATAGTGATCGATTACTTGCAATTAATTACGACAAAGTCTAGAAGTGGTAATAGAGAGCAGGAGATTTCTGAGATAAGTAGAAAGGTAAAGCTATTAGCCAAGGAGCTGAATATTCCAATCATCGCTATTTCTCAGTTAAGCCGTCAGGTAGAACAATCGGATCCTAAAATACCTTTCTTGCATCACCTAAGAGAATCAGGAAGTATTGAGCAGGACGCGGACATGGTATTAATGCTATGGAGACCAGAGTATTACGATTATCCTGAGTTTGAATACGACGGACAGAATGTAGATTCTCGTGGCATGGTAGTTACTTATGTACGTAAAAATAGAAATGGTGAGACCGGTAAGGCGCTTATGAAGTGCAATTTGGCTTATGCAAGCTTTTATGACAATAATGTTGATAATTTTATGTTGCCAAACACAAACTTTTAATTTAACTTAGTAGAAATTTAATTTAAGAAGATGGATCAGAACAAAGCAATTCAAATTTTAGTAGAGGTAGCATTAGTTGCCCAAGCTAAAGGAGTACTGTCGTTAGAGGACGCAGTAGTGGTAAAGGAAGCTATTGACGCTTTCAAATTACCAAGTGAGGGTGAAGAAGTGAGCGGTGATGACGCTAAAGAGGATTAACTATAACGTAGAAATCCTAGAAAGGCTAAAGGACTATCTTTTAGCTAATCCAAACGTGAGGTTTTGCCAAGCACTATACAATTTAGGGATAATAGGCAAAGAAGATAAGTATTATGAAGAACCGTCAAGAACTCTAGTAAGGATGATGATGATTTTGGAGCAGGACGATGAGGATTCAATATACTAACGTAGAAGAGCTGATAGGAAGCGTTTGGAAATTCAACAATTCAGGTGGCTGTGAAGTCGAACTGATAAGCGTAGGGAAGGCGGTGAGTAAGTTGTCCGGTAAACTTCTTATTTTCCGCCACCTCACCTACGATAAACCCAATTTTACAACAAACGAGGCAGACTTTAAACGTAGTTTTAGTTGGGCCGAAAGATGTAGGTAGTCGTGTGGCGGAATAGTAGACGCTTTGGTATTGTACCAAGATTTAGTTGCAGCTAAAATGTGGGTTCATATCCCACCACGATTAATAATTATTAACTATGAAAGTTTACGAAGCATTGGCAGAACAGATTAAGAAGAATAAGCAGATTGAGGCATTGATGTTACTCAAAAAGCAGAAGGAGTATGAATTGAGAGAAATTAGGCTAACGCTTAGAAAGTTAATTCAGCGATGACAGTATCACACGACCATATAGACTGGTGGAAAAAGAATATGAGTATAAGTTCAGATAAGAGAGTATTTGAGAGCGGTTCGCAACGTGATAGTGATACCAACAAGCCATTAACAACAGCACTTACAGCATATGCTAGATTGCGTTATGGTTATCACTTACGTAAGGGCTCTAATAACTACGGAAAAGATAATTGGAAGTTAGGTCAGCCAAGTGAAGTTTTACTGGAAAGTTTAGATCGACACCTCGGTTGGTATTTATTAGGAGACCGGTCAGAAGATCACTTATCGGCTATTATGTTTGGAGTGGTAATGTTGATGCAGAACGAGGAAAAAGAGGGGATTCCTGTTGATAATTATTTTACGAAAGTTTAAGTTTAATTAGTATATTTGGTTAATAGTTGTGGTTATCGTCTAGAGGTTTATTTGGTTATCCTTTAGACAAAGATTGGGGGCTTATCGCCCCCTTTCCTTTTTACACTGGCTCGATCTCTATTACCAGCTTGTCAGCACCTTCTTGATACGCATAAACTAATTCTCTTACGTATCTGACATTATCATCTTTAAATATTTGTCCTTTAGCTAAGTCTAGAAAGCATTTAGCCCACAACCCACACTTGTTATCCAAATCCCAATTTTTAAGCTCTCTATGGTAGGTTATTTTGACTCTGACAGGTTCTTCTATTAACCCTATCTCAGCAAACTCCTTACACCATAAGAATTGTTTTAACTCATGGACGATACGTTGCCGTACCGAGTAATGGATGCCTGCATAAATTGCATTGTAACCCAAATAAATCTTACGCTTTTTGAGCTTGCCAATTTCAATAAACGTAGGCGGGTTATCATAAGTTAGCTTAATCATTTTCGGATGCTTAGGAAGTCTATAATGGCGTCTATTTCGTCACAAATCTTTATCTGTAAAGCGTACTTCTGAGGAGCGTTACTTTCCTCTAATAGGTTATGAAGCTCGCCTAGGGTCAGCATATATTCAGCTAAATCCCCAAAGGTTAACTTCTCAGTTTGTTCCTCTTGTTTGTCCTTTACAGCCATTTTATAAACTCTATAATTCCTATTGTAATAATTACTCCAGCTGTTAAGTAAACTGGAAATAAATCTGGCTTGTCTCTGTATTTTTCCTTTTGTATTAAATAGTCTGCATATCTGCCAAGTATCTCTATCTGCTCATTACTTAGCTTCTTCATAACCACTCAATCTTAGATCCTAAATCCATCGGTATAAACAAAGCTATCTTTCCGTCGATTACAATACCACAACCCAAAGTAGGTTTCTTAGCATATACCTTACCATAAGCCATTGCATAAGCCTTTACATCAACCCCACAGCCTACGTTAAGACCAAATATCATATCTCTTTCGCTTGCACTATACATTACCCCGCCAAATGAATGAATATGGCCAATAACTGTCGATTGACGATTATCTCTTGCTCTATTAACTGCACCCATCTGACCACTACTTCCTGTACCATGTTGGTAGATAACATTATCAATCTCGTGCGAATGCTTCCAAGTCCAACCTTCAGGATAACCCATCATCTCATTATAAGTCTTAAACATAGCTTTAGGTAAGCCAGCAGTTTGTAACTTACGATGGGGTAGACTCGAGTGATTCCCTATACAGCCATAAACTTCAGGGAAGGCCTTCCACCATTGCTCATGCTCTTTTCTTGCTAAATCAAGTTCGCTACCGGCTGAATGACCATCTGGATCACTCTCATGATAACTAATAGCGTGAAAGTCAGTATCATCACCAATGTCAACAATCGTGTTAACTTGGAACTTATTAAAGACTTCGTAAACGAATTTAAAATAATCTGGATGAGTAAATGGAGCGTGGCGATCGCCAATAATTCCAACGACATTTGAGTTTCTAAAGCTCTTTACTAAATCGTATTCACCAGAGTTTAATCTTGGACGAAACATATTGTTTTAAGTTTGATTTTAACACTAAGATAAATACTATAATGCTAATAATCAAGAATGTAAGCCAATCTAAATTAAATGACTTTCCTTTCGCAACAACTTCTTTACCTTTATCCTTCACGTAAATATTTCT